AAACTTAATGCTATTCATACAACATACAATAGACCAAAAGTTGATAAGTTTATTGAGGCTTACAGAGATGGGTTTAAGCCATACACAGTACAGGAAAAGAATGCTATAAAGTTGTTTATACGTAAGTTTAGAGATCAGTTTAACGATGGTGTACATATCGGTATGATTAAAAACTACAAAGCAGTAGCGATCTTTGCTGATTATGCAATTAGTGAAGTTGCAAACTATATGGTTACTAAACATGACGCTCAAATAGGTATAGTAGTTAACATAAAAACTAATACTGTATCATTTAGACGTTGTATGCATTGTGATATCGATCTTAGTATACTAGCTAGAACTTTCTGTAACGGTGGAGGTTCGCATAAACTTGCAGGTGGTAAGTTAACAATGGAATTCGCCAACTTAATTAAAAATTTTAAACATGTCCAATAATTTACCCTCTACATCACTCATAAATTATGAAACAGAACATTTACTTCTATGTTTCTGCACTTATTGTAGTTTACTAAAAGGTAAAAAGTTATCACTTCAGAATGTGTTTGTATTGTTTCTTAAAGAAAAGAGGTTAAGAGACTTACTAAAACAGTTATTAACAGTTGATACTAGCTTCGAATTAGTTAAAATATTCTTAGAGTTTGATCCTACGATCTCACAATCTAAGTACATTACAAAGTACTTAAATAATACTAAGAATATTGATATATGATAAGCAAAAAGGAAGAAGCAATTTACAATAGCTATCTGTATGCTTCTAGATCCGCTCAAAACAAACCAACTAGGTTTAGAAAAGACTTTAGTAAACTTAAAGATGAAGATTTTGTAGCTGTTAAGAAACTATCGTTATTTTTTAACAAGCATAGCAACATTAACTACCATGATTGGTTTATAGCACCCTTTAAGGTATATTCTAAGGACGATTATTACGATCTTAGATTTTACAATACACGTAAAGCTCTGAAATGTTATACAATATACATGAAAGAGAAAGAAGTGGCTGATCCAGATAGTGAAGAGAGTATAAAAACCTTTAAAGAGGGGTTAAAGTTTGTAGTAGGTTTTTGCAAGACTAACAAATTAACTTTACCACAATATATTAACCACATAACCGGTAATATGCCAACATTCGTACTACACCTTCAAGAGCATAAGGTTAATTTTTACTTACTACATGCATTAAAAGTAGACTCGGTAGTAAAAACGGTCGAATCGAGTGTTTTAAATTTTATTGTTCAAGACTTCTTTAGTATATTCTCGCAGACTAGAACAAAATTTTACAGTTCTACTGTGCTCAAGCTTAAAGCAAAAAATGGTATAAAAATTATCACTGATATGCTTGACTGTGAAAGGAACTAGCGTATAATACATGTATGAGTGCATTTAATATGTCAATGTTCGAAAGCATCAAAGGAGCTCTTGCTTCAAGTGAGAGTAAAAACCAAAGCAACTATAACGAAATCCTTACCTGCAAGCCAGGTAATACCTATACAATCAGACTTCTGCCTTTCGCGAAGTCTCCAAAGGATACATTCTTCCATTATTACAATCATGGTTGGGTATCTTTTGCTACTGGGCAATATGTTCAAGCTCTAAGTCCTCAGACTTATGGAGAGCGTGATCCGATTGCAGAAGAACGATTCCGCTCATCTCGTATGGGTACAGATGAAGAAAAAGAAAAAGCTCAAGCTATTCGTCGTATTGAAAAGTGGCTTGTTAACTGCTACGTAATCGATGATCCTACTAACCCTGATAATAACGGTAAAGTAAAAATGCTCCGTTATGGAAAACAGCTTCATAAGATTATTACCGAAGCTATTGAAGGTGAAGATGCCGAAGAGTTCGGTCCTCGTATCTTTGATCTAGGAGCTGAGGGTGTTAACTTTAAGGTAAAGGTTGAGCAGCAAGGTGATTATCCAACATACGTTTCATCTAGATTTACTACTGCTGGTAAGATCGACTTATCAGAAGATCAGCAGAAAGAGATCTATGAAAATGTATTTACCTTGACTGAGGTTTTCCCTCTTAGGTCTTACGATGAACTTAAAGATATGCTTAATGAGCATTACTTTATGAAAGTAGAAGAAGAAGTACAAGCTCCAGCTCCTGTAGCAGAAGCTGCACCGCCGTGGTCTGCGCCTGCTACTGAAACTGCACCTGTTGCAGAGGCTGCTAGCACCGCTAGTGTTGAAGATGATATTGATGAGCTTCTTAAGGATCTGTAATAATGACACCTGCAGAAAAGACAGCGTTATTGCAGTTTATGGGAACTGTATACGGTGAACAAAAAAAGCAAGATACTATGTTAGTTGGTCAATCAACTAACCTAAGACCTACTTCAGACGGTGTTAAAAAAACATTTGATAGGACTTTAAAAGCGCCAACTATAAATGAACCTCCAAAACAAATTCAACAAGCTCCTATCCAAAACCCTCAACAAACTATACCGGCTCCTTCCGAGGAGCCGGCTGTAGCCCCGGGACCGGTATCAGTAGAACAGGCAACCCGTGAGTTGGCAGAAATAGCGACTACACCAATACAAGGGGAAGTAATTCAACAACCTGTTACCCAAGAAGTTGTAGAGGTTGATCCCAATCAATTTGAGTTCGATTTTTCTGAGCCGGGTAAAGTAGATAAGCTTATTGAGTTAGCAGAAAAACAAGCAAAGGGTATTGATAAGGTTAACTCGAGTTTAGAAGAATTAATTAAACTTCAACAATTGCTAATTAAGTCTAATAAGGTAAAATTAACAAGTAATGGATCGCGTCCTAAAAATAACAAATCGTAGTGAGTTCTTAAGATATCTTGATTCGGTATCTAAGATTAACGATAGTGCTATTTTTGAAATAAAGCCTGAGGGTATTAGCTGCTTAGTTTCATCGGCAGATAGTACCCTTGTGCTATTTTCAGAATATGCCTTAGCTTCTGAATTTACAACTACAATAAATGTACCTGACATTAAGAAGTTGTTTCGTGTTGTTGAGACAATTAACGAAGATGTAGTTAATCTTAATATTAACGGAAATAATATAGAGTATAAAGGTAAAGGTGTTAAGTTTAAGTATCATTTATTTGAGGAAGGCTTTTTATCTAAACCTAACTTAAACTTAGATAAGATTCGAAGCTTTAAGTTTGATATTACTTTTGAAGTAACTAGGAATACTATCCAACAACTATTAAAAGGTAGTACATTTGCATCTGAGACCAATAAGGTATATCTTTATACAGAAGATGGTGAGTTAAAAGCAGAGTTAACAGATAGAGCTCGTCATAATACAGATAATTTTGCTATTACTATTGGAAAAGCAGATTATAGTTTGAAACCTATACCGGTTAATTTCGATAATATTAGATTGTTATCAAATGTGAATGATACGTATGTTTTCAATATAAACACAGACTATGGGGTTGTAGTTATTGATAATTGCAGTGATCATACTAAATTAAAGTATATTATATCTTCCTTAACACAATGATTAATAAACATACAAAAAATAAACTTAAGACAGCAGGTTACTTTATTAAAAGATTACGTGATAGTGGTTTCGAAACTGTCCGTATCTTTAACGGATATGGTGATGCTGATTCACGTAAGTGGACTATATTAGTTGATCCAGGTAATACATCAGTGTTTATTACATGCTTTGAGAATAGGCCATTTAAGAACGAGTTTCTATTTGCGTTTGATGATGGTAACCGAATCTTTAAAAACGGTTATAGCTTAAAGACACATTCTATTGAGGTTGTAGTTAATAAGCTACTCGACAACGGAGTGTCGCAGCTAAAGGATAAATAAATTTATGAGTGAAGAGCAAGAGCCTGACGATGAAATACGCGAACTTATAGAAGCAGCTCTTAAGTCTAATTTAGATAATCAAAAAGAATTTAAAAGTAGAGGTCAATTAATCGAAGCTATTAAAGCAATAGTCTTCGAGTACTTAGATAGCTTTATAGTTATAGGTTATGATTATGACGGTAAGGTTGTACAGCTAGAAGGAGCACCTTCTAGTCAACAGCAAGACGCGTTAGACACTCTTTTAGTAAAATACTTTTGTATGAGAACAGGATATGACCCAACGAAAGGCCCGTTATAGAGAACGTGAAGCTTACGCTGTTCATCACGGTGATCACGCCGGTAAGATGTTTATTGTTGTAAGTATAGAGGCAGATACTGTAAACTGCTTAGCAATTCCTGACATGGAAAATATCAAAGTTCCTTTTGAGTCGTTTGAACGTGGAAGGAACACTGATATAATAAAATATGTAGAGAGACTATCTAAGGATGTCTATAATGTAGTTAAGAAACAATACAAGAAAAATGAAAACGCTAATAATTGACGGCAATAATCTCATACATCGTACCTTTTGGACTGCGAAAACGCAATCTAAACGCAATGGCACCGATACACAAGAAGAGATAGCCAACTTTCATATTTACTTTACTCTTAATGCTATTCATTCTTATGTAACTAAGTATAAGCCAACAAAGACAATTGTTGTATGGGATGAAAAAGTAGATTATAAGCCTAATATCCGTAAAGAAGAGATGGAGGGTTACAAAGGTAACCGTTCTAAAGATAGTACACCACATGAACAGAATGAGACTATTAAAGCTATGCTTAGTGGTTTGGGTATACCGTCGATATTTCCACGCGAGCGTGAAGCAGATGATATTGTAGCGTATATTTGCAAGACTACAGAAGGTAAAAAGGTCATTGTTTCAGTTGATAGAGATTTTCTTCAATTAGTTGATAAAAATACTATACTGTTTGACCCTATACGGAAGCGTGAGTTTGTTATTGATACATTTAAAGAAGATACTGGGTATAATAAGAGTGTATGGTTAAAAGCAAAATGCTTATTAGGTGATAAATCTGATAACGTCCCAGGAATACCAAGATTTGGTAAAGCCAGAGTGCAAAAGTGGTTAGATGGTGAGATAGAGTTAACACAAGAGCAGCAAGAACACTACGAAAAAAATATGAAGGTGTTTGATCTTAACGAGGTTATGTCGCATGAGTCAGAATGTTTGTATTATAGCAAGCAACTACATCAAGATACTACTACTGATTGGGTATATTTTATAGATATGTGTAACCAAAGGAACTTTACCAACATACTCAAGAAAAAAGAGGTATGGCATACGTCGTTTATTCTTTCTAGTAGGTTAGAATCGTTATTAGGATGACGTTACCGGAAGATTTTGTTGTAGTTAAATTCTACGAGATAGGTTATAGACCTATTTACAATAAATTTAACAGCGTATATCAATGTGCATGTCCGATATGTCGTGAAGGTAAGTCGCTTAATAAAAAAAGACGGTGTTATTATGTACCTAAAAATGATAACATATTCTGCCATAACTGTGGATGGTCATCTAAGCCATTAAAGTGGATAAAGGAAGTTACAGGTGCTAGTGATGCTGAAATTATTGGTGAACTTAAGGAGTTTACACCAGATATTGACACATTAATAGGTACACAAGAAGAGACTCCAAAAATTGTAACGGAAACACTTCCGATAGATAGTATAAATTTATCAGATAAGACACAGCAAGACTTTTACAGCAGTAATATTATAGTTAGAGCTTGTAACTATATTATTAAATCTAGACGACTCGATACTGCATGTAATAGACCTGATAATCTATATGTATCTTTAACTGATAAAGTTCATAAGAATAGAATAACGATACCGTTTATTAATGAGCATAATGAGATAGAGTTTTATCAAACGAGAACTGTAATGACGTCAGATTTAAAAACAAAGCCGAAGTATTTAGGTAGGGTAGGGTCTGAGAAAACTTTGTTTAACATTGATAAAGTTGATAGTAATCATAGTAAAGTGTATATATTCGAGGGTCCGTTAAATGCATTCTTTACTAAGAACTCTGTGGCTGTAGCAGGTATTACAGAGCGTGGAAAATCGTTTACAGTCCGACAGCAACAGCAGTTAGATGGTGTGTTAAAATTCTATGATAAGGTGTGGATCCTCGATTCTCAGTGGGTTGATACTGCGTCATTGATAAAGTCAGAAGTGTTACTTAAACAGGGAGAGCACGTGTTTATATGGCCCGAAAAATTTGGTAAACGCTTTAAAGACTTTAATGATATTGCTATCGAATGTAAGGTAGATGAGATAGGCTGGGAATTTATAGAAAAAAATACCTTCGAAGGTCTCGAAGGTATTGTAAGATTGAGTGAGATTAAAAAATCGGTTAATCTTAAACGTGCTTAAACGTTGGGTTGTCAGTCTGAGCTAAATACCCTCTAAAGGATTCAGCTAAGGAAGCTAATTCAGTAGCAACACGAGCAATTTTACGCTGCTCTGATTGCTTCATTCTATCAAAAATAGTATCAGCTTCTGCTTGAGATAAAGCAGACTGTATAGAGTTATCTTCACCGTTCAAATAGTGTAGGAACTTATCCATTTCACTAACCCATCCGGTAAGTTCAGTTCTCATTTTTGCTGCGTGCTCGGATTGCGCTTTTGCTGCTTGAACTGCAGGATCCGCTTCAACCTCAACCTCGTCAACTTCCATATCAACATCAAAATCATCAGCTTCAGTATCTACATCAAGTTCAGCCTCAAAAGCTTTTTCATCTTCTGTTGCCTCTTTAAGCGTTTTAAAAAATCTCTTTTCGAACTTTGTCATGTAATTATTTATGCTCGAGCATAAATATTTTAAGCATGAATAACGGTTATTATCCATATAGTACAGGAATTGCATCTTCTCCAATAGATAAGCAGTTGGGTGTCGATAGTCAAATAGCAAAATATAAGGATGATGAAAAGATGCAAAAAGCAGATAAACAATTACCGCACGAATTAGCTAGAATTACCGAACTTTTAGGTAATACCTTCGTTTCACTATCACAGCTTAGATCAATGTTAGAACTAGCGGTCCAAAATAAGGAATTAGATCAGCTAGGTGTTAGCAAGATAAAAGAGAAGATAGATAAAGTTAATGAAATAATACTTGATATACCGGAAGATTTGGATATACTAGGTATATGATAATTGTTAAGTCGTTATTTATAACTAGTGTTATATCTTTTCTGTTTGGTTTTGGATTCCGCAATATAACAGGATTCTGGGAAGCTTTTTCTATAGCTTACGGGTTACAGGTAGTAACTGCATTTGTTTATTCGTCATATAAACTAACTACTAATAATGATACTGCAGAAGAGTTTGATGCTCAAATAAAGGAACTTTTAGATATGTCTAGAGTGACTTTTGAATGTCCTTGCAACAATAATCGTATGACGGAGGAGATATTTGTGGGTGTTGATAATATTTTTAAATGCGAAAAGTGTGGTAATGATATTAAGGTCGATACTAAGATAGATCCGGTGCTTCAAACTACCCCAGTCGATATAAAGGGGATTTCTTTTGATAGTCTTATAAAAGAAAAAGAAGAAAAGGAACAATCATATAATTAGTATATGAATAGTATTAAACTTAATAAAAAAGACGGATCAACAGAGTATATGGAAATAGACGAATTTGCTCGTTGGGCATGTTTAGTCGAAGCAGTGAGTACTGTTGGTGAAAAGCTGGATGCTGATGGTGTACCAGCTGATAATGGCAAATGGGTAAAGCCTCTTGCATTTGAAAAATACATTAAAGAACGCTTTCACGCTATGAGAGCGGATGTTATCGTAGAAGCTACTCTTGGACGTATTTAACTTGGTATCGGGTTAGTTGCTGTTGGTGTAGGCGTTGGCGTAACTGATGGAGTAGAGCTAGGCGTAGCTGATGGTGTCACACTTACCGCTGGGGTCGCTGAAGGTGTTGCTGAAGGTGTTACTGAACTCGTTGGAGTAACACTTGGAGTTATACTAGGAGTTACACTTGGAGTAATTGAGCTAGTAGGAGTTAAACTAGGAGTTACAGATGGTGTAACCGAGCTAGTAGGAGTTAAGCTTGGTGTTATACTTGGAGTTACTGATGGTGTAACCGAGCTAGTAGGAGT